TAAGCAAATTTAGAAAAAGTATAACAAAATCAATTGATGGTCTATCAACTGGTTTCAATGATCCAACAGATTGGATTTCAACAGGCAACTATGCATTAAACTATCTAATAAGCGGAGACTTTTTTAAAGGCATTCCGTTAGGCCGTGTTACTGTACTTGCTGGTGAGTCCGGCAGTGGTAAAAGTTTAATAGCATCAGGCAACGTGGTTAAACATGCACAAGATCAAGGTATCTACGTAGTTTTAATTGACAGCGAGAACGCACTTGATGAAACCTGGTTACAAGCACTTGATGTTGACACAGATGAATCCAAGCTGTTAAAATTATCAATGGCAATGGTTGACGATGTTGCTTTAACTATTAGTACATTCATGAAAGACTACAAAGCAACCCCAGAAGAGGATCGTCCTAAGGTATTGTTTGTAGTTGACTCGCTTGGTATGCTTTTAACCCCAACAGACGTTAAACAATTTGAAGCTGGTGATATGAAGGGTGACTTAGGTCGTAAGCCTAAAGCACTTACAGCATTAGTTCGGAATAGTGTAAACATGTTTGGTGCTCATAACGTAGGTTTAATAGCAACCAACCACACATACGCCTCACAAGATATGTTTGATCCTGATGATAAGATATCCGGCGGTAATGGCTTTATCTATGCATCGTCTATTGTAGTCGCTATTAAGAAAATGAAACTTAAAGAAGACAAAGATGGTAATAAGATAACACAAGTTAAAGGTATCCGTGCCGGTTGTAAAGTAATGAAGACACGCTACAGCAAACCTTTTGAAAGTGTTCAAATAAAAGTGCCGTATGAAGGTGGTATAATGCCGTACAGTGGCTTATTTGATATCATGGAAGGTCGTGAGTTAGTTGAGAAAGTTGGCAACCGATACAAATACATTACACTTGATGGAACTGAAATCACTAAATTCCGCAAGGCATGGGAAAAGAACGATGAAGGTTGTTTGGACACAGTAATGAATGAAATTGCATTAGGTGATGTTAGTGATGTATTGCTTGACAATGATGCCGGTACAGAAATTGATCCTGAATTGCTTGAAAATGAAGATCCCGTCGAAGAATAAAATAAAATATACTTTGTTATGATATATATAGCATAAGGAGAAATAAATTGGATATAGAATTACATTTACAAGTTTGGAAAGAACTTAGAAATCACTTCACTGGTAGTGATTCAGATGTTGCCGCTGAGGATTTTGTTAGAGTACTAATAGAACATGGTGCTAATGCAGATGACATCGCCGAGTATGCAATTGATGATGAGATAAAAACCGCATTAATGGAATATACCGAACTCGAAGAAGATGACGACGATGACGATGACGATGACGATGATTTTAATACAGAATATAACTAATAGGTAGTTAAATGATACGCTATGGGCAGGTTACTAAAAATATACAACTTCTCCCAAGATTTATTGATGAGTATGAGAACGAATTAAGTGATGCTAAGAAAGAGTGCAGGGTCGGTGGTTTAATTGAAACTAATATCAAGCAACTGCCTGGTATTACAGAACAACGTTTCAATCAACTACAGGAAATTGAAGCGGTATTAAACTACTTGAATATTGAACTCCGTAAAATAAAGCAGAAGCATTATAAAAAATATCTCGAAGGATATGCTAAGGCGTTAACAAGTAGAGATGCTGAAAAATATGCATACGCAGAAGATGAAGTAATTGATTTTGAGATACTTATTAATGAGGTAGCATTGTTGCGTAATAAGTACTTAGGTATTATTAAAGCACTTGATAATAAGCAATGGCAACTAGGTCATATTACAAAACTTCGCACAGCAGGCATGGAGGACATACAAGTTTGAACATAACAGATCCGATACAATTTAATACAGCAGAAGAAAGTCACACACATGCATTAAAAACTTTGAATGCATTACTACAATATGATGATTTTATGTTGTCTATTGGAAATGTTCTCGACGTAGGTTGTGGTCCAGGATTAGATTTAGAATGGTGGGCAAGTAGAACAACTCGAGATACTGAGATGCCCGAGCCATTAAACATTAAATGCACCGGTATCGATTTATTCCCATCGTTAGTACTACCAGATTATTACACGCCACAAGAAAAGATTACTTATAGTAAGTTTAACATGGAAGATGATTGGATAATGGATCACATGACTTATAAAGATCTAGATAAACAATATGATGTAGTATGGTGTCATGATGTATTTCAATATGCAATCAACCCACTTAAAACATTACAAAATTTTTACAATTTGTTAAGCCCCGGCGGAATGTTAGCGTTAATGATCCCACAGACTACGAATGTAATATATCATAGACAAGAGTTTAATCAAGTAGATGGTACATTTTATAATCATACCTTAGTAAGTTTAATTCATATGCTTGCTATCAGTAGATTTGATTGTAAAGCGGGCTTCTTCAGAAAAGCACCAGATGATCCTTGGATCTCTGCTATCGTATATAAACCCGAAGAGGAAATGGATGTACTTGATCCCCGCACAACTCGGTGGTACGATTTAGTAGATTTAGGGTTACTGCCAAACAGTGCAGATGCCGGTATACAAAAAGCCGGACATTTAAGACAACGAGATTTAGTTCTTCCGTGGTTGAATAAAAGTTTAACTGACTATGCACAACAATAATCATAAATACTAATAAGATATTTAGGAGAATAAAATAATGGGTAATAGAACAGTATGGTTATATGGAAGTGCATATTCATCTACTGGAACAGTATCAGTTCAGGTGAATACAGTAAATGCTGGCTTGGTTTTTGATGGACCGGTCAATACAATAGCATCTGATCTTCCAACAAAAACAACAGAATACGCACAACTGATATCATGGATAGCAGATGATGAAACACCAATTTCAACTACTAGTTTCGGTGTTGTAACATTAGCCCCAACAGGCGGTGATATAGTGTTAGTTACAACTGGAATTAACAAGTGGGATGTGTATGATTATAGTCAAGTAGAACAATTTTCAGCTTTTGTAGTTAAAGCGAATGCAACAGTCGATGGCGAACCGTACGACCCAGGTGAATCTGCACCTGGAGACGGACCAGAAGAAGGTGCGTGGCATTATATAATAAGAGATGGCGAGTCCATGACTGTAGATTTACATTTACACAGACTACAATATGGTGTCCCAGGGTTTATATATCCGCCAGAACTCACAGTAGATGGCAACACCCCCAGAGACTATGACCCTGATACATATAATGATCCAGCAGATGCACCAGTTTATGATCCAGCAAAAGAAGGTTTAATGACTCCTTCGTTCGTTCCAGAGTATGGTAATGGTGCTAATAGAGTTCCAACTAACATTCCGGCGCCGGTCGAGCCACCACCAGAAGGAACACGTCATATATTTTCAAATAATAATGATCCTGCAGGTAAAATTGTAGTAGGCATTGATTTGGATAATGACAATGAAATGGATATAGTTTATACAAAAGATCAAACTGGCGTTAGTGTACAAGTTGATGAAGATGTAAGTGTTAGCGTAACAATATCAGAAACAGGTTCAGTAAGCTCAGCACATCTTGATATTGACAATGATGCAGAGCCAGATATTATCATTACTAAAAATGCTGATGGAACATACAATGTTGAAGTTGATGAAGATTTAGATGTACAAATTGATGTAGATATTACAGGACAGTAAAACAACTGTAAATCATTGATTTTAAGTGCCCGCTTTATGTGGGCATTTTTTTGACTAAAAGTTCAGAAAAAGGTTGACCTTTGCAGATAGTTGTCATATAATGTGTACATAAACTAAGAAGTGGAGCAAAGATTATGATTTATATAATTTTTAACGGTAATGATGTTGTTACAGCCTTTAAAAGTAAGCGAACCGCTGAACAATTCATTATAAACACTACTTTTCACATTCAACCAGTTAATGTTCAGGATATGCAACATTATCCAGACAGCATGTAGGAGCTAAGTATATGAAATACTTACATGAAACCACTAAAACGTGGAAAACAGCATTTACAATGCCAGCACATATCTATATTTTAGATGGAACAACTTGTGTAGGATACATCAAACAGGGCACAGAAGTTGAAACAATGTTTAACCATCCGCTTAAAAACTTTGATAAGCGTGGTCGCACATTTGATGAACTCAAAACCCGTGCTGAAACTAATGCAGTAATTGATAGGTGGTTAAAATGAAGCAAGGTGAAGTTAAAACTGAAGGTCTTAATGGACCACAGCTAAAGTTCACAATTGATGCGATGGCTATAGTAATGGATAAGCTAATTCAGGACTCAATTGAACTTGACGAAACAGGCCAACCATTGCCTGCAATGGAACAACAGGATTTAATTGTTCGTCAAGCAATGCAGATACTTAGTTACAAGTAAGTCATTGATTTATATGCAGATTAAATATTGCTTACCGCAATCGTTTAAACCACTAAGTCATTGATATCTATAGCAAAACGCTCAAATTGCTTAAATCTTTTAGGTGATATGTGTGTCGTAAGCAGTAATAAACACAAAAAGGAGCCAAAACAATGGCAGAATTATGGTTTAAATCAAATGAAGCAGTTGAGAAGCGATTATCCGAGCTTCAAAGTCAATTAGTGCAAGATGCTGATGCAGTAGTACGAGGAGTTTTTGGAGCAGAAGGATCGCTTGATTCAGATGTACAGCAAATCAAAGACTTAGCACAGTCTCGTAAGGATTTACTGCTATTAGAGGAGAAATTAACACAATTCTGAAAAATAATTCAAATAAAGGTTGACCTTTTACCAAAACTGTCATATAATGTGTACATAATAAGAAATTAACAAAAACAAACAAAAAAGGTGTAAAATATGTCCAAATTAGTTAAAGTTTTAAACGGTTCTTACCGTGGTGCAGAAGTTGTTAACCAAAAGTTTGAACTTGTTAAAGATGTAACTGACGGAGCACGTGGTATGTTCATTACTGTTCGTCCAAATGACGAGATTGGTACCGGACGTGACAAAATCCGTGTTAACATTAACAGTGAATTAGACGTTGAGTACAACGATAAGCCTGTTAAAGTTGAAACAGATGCGGAAATTATGGATCGTATTAGTGAACGTTTTGATATTTTGCATGAAATGACCCGTGCTACAACTACAGGTGATGTTCGTGCAATGATTGTAACTGGTCCTCCAGGAATTGGTAAGTCTTTTGGTATTAACCTAGAGCTTGAAAAAGCAAATCTTTTTAACGATGTTAAAAACCTTGCTCCAAGCTATGAAATTGTTAAAGGTAGCACTTCTGCAATTGGTCTTTACACTACACTTTTTAACAACAGCGAAAAGAACAATGTTATTGTTTTTGATGACTGTGATGTTGTATTGTATGACGAATTATCGTTAAACTTGCTAAAAGCGGCACTTGATACTAGCAAGACACGTAAAATTAGCTGGAACAGTGCTTCAAGCTACTTAGAGAAAGAAGGTATTCCAGATACTTTTAACTTTAAGGGTTCAGTTATCTTTGTAACCAATGTTAACTTTGACAACATTAGGTCAGCTAAACTGCAAGATCACTTAGGTGCATTGCAATCACGCTGTCACTATGTTAACTTAACAATTGATTCAGCACGTGACAAGTACCTGCGTATTAAGCAGATCTTTGCTACAGGCGAACTGTTTAAAGGTGCTAAAATCACTGAAGATCAAGCTAACGACATTATGGATTGGATTGATGAGCACAAAGAAGATGTGCGTGAATTGTCTTTACGTTTACCAATTAAAGCGGCAGAGCTTGTAAGAGTTAGCCCTAAAAACTGGAAGCGTATGGCGATCGCTACTTTAACCAAGTAACAAAAAACACCTTTTAGCACCGTATTACTTGACGGTGCTTTTTTTTGGCTGTATAATAGCTGTATAATACAAAACAATAGAGAATATTATGTCAGAACAATTAGGACAGTACAGAGATGATTCGATTCCATTACTGCTAGATCACGTGCGTTTAAATCGCTACGATAACAAGTTCATATTCAACATTAACAAAGAATACATTTCATATGACCGTCCTCTGACAGAAAATCAAAGTGAAGTATTTGATATCATTGTAAAGAAGTACAGAAAGCAACTTAAAACACTTGGTATTAATTACGATGATATTCTAGCACTAAAGTGGAAGCACGGATTCTTTACAGTACACGAATTACGGAATCAGTCGTATTTCAACTGTAAAGATGGTGAGATGCAATTGTACTTTAATTTCAGCAAAGACGCTATTGAAGAAGTCCGAGCACTTGTTTATGATGATAAATGCTTATTCCTTAATAAGGATGCAAGCAATGGAACCGGATCTCATTTCGGAGATAACGAAAAGTACAATTTCAATTGGGATAAGGTAGCAAAGATGTGGCGTGGCGAGTTCGAAGTACACTTATTCCGCACCTTATATGACTTCGCTAAGAAACACAGTATTAAATTAGATAAATCTGTAGTAGACATAATGCATGGCACCAATAACCGAGTTGGATCTAAGTATTTGTGGGAAACTCAATTACATTTAGTTAATGACAGGTTATATGTTAATAACATCGCAGAAACAATGCTTGATACACTTGCTAGATTTAATTTAGAAGACACCTCAGATA